CCTCTGTTTCTCCTCTTGCTTCCTAGAGGGATAATCGCTTCCGGACCGTCCTCTCCTACCCATGAAAGAATCGGGCCGTCTACAATATCGCCGTTTGCGTTTGATGCTATGCTGGCATTTACCGTTGCTGTTCCGGAACCTCCTCCGGAGAAGCTGATTGTTGCCGATGGATTCGCCAACTTATAATTCGCCGTGATAGTAACCGGCGTGGTTGTATTAAAACCAGGGGCAAAAGCGGAATCTATTGCAGTTCCGGTATTCCCCTTTAGAGTTCCGATAGCTGAGTTGATTGGCCCCATATCCGTATTCTGGATTGCTCCTCCAACTCCGCTTCCAACACCAGTGCCGATGCCAGAATAGTCCAGGGCAGTCAAACCAGTAAGCAATCCGGTCTGAATGGATGACATAAGCGGGTCTGTTGCGCCGGTTAATTCTACTGCTGCCATCTGTTCATAAAACTCATTGGAAAACGGCCCTACAAAATCAATACCGGAATATGCTCCGCTCATATCTATACTGCTGAAGGCAGATGTTATCTGCTCCTGCATACTCTTCGGAATGGTTTCTGCAACTCCGCTCATCATTTCTGTAATTGCCGTCTGCGCCTCCATGCTAAGACTATCCAATCCTAACCACTGTGAAGCCGTTGCCGTATCCCATGTTGTTACGTCCACACCGCTTGCCATAGCATTATGCAGTGCTGTTTTAAGTTTCTCTGCTGTTGTTCCCTCAATATCCGGAAGGATTCCATCCAGTTCTGTTGCATATGCTTCAGCAATAGATTCCAACTGGAAGTTTTCTACCGTGACCTGCATATCAGATATTTTTGCTTCGTATCCGTCCGCAAGGGCTTGAAGCTGTTCATCATATTGGCTTTGGTCTATAGCACCCTCACTTAACTGCAATTCCAGGCTTGCAATTCCAACTTTCAGTGCTTCATCATATGACTGTGTAGCACTCTCCACCTGCTCCTGCAATTCCGCCTGCAATTCCGCAAAGGAATCAGCATCCAGATTTGCTCCGCTGTACTTAATCTTCAGTGCCTTAAACTCCGCTTCGGTCTGGATATCCGATACTTTCTGAGTAATTTCTGCTATCTGGTTCTGAAGGTTTGTAATCTCAGCCTGTTCGTCCAGCGTGATAACACCATCTTCCAGGGCTACATTGACCTTTGCCGTCAGCTCGTTTCCGAGTGAATTTATCTGCTCTTGCAGACTGGCATATGCAGCGTTCATTCCCGTTGTCATATCAATGTCTGTGTTTGGTTCCACTAAAAGGTCTATTGCCGTCTTTGCTTCATAGTGTTTACTCTCTACATAATCCGTTGCGCTCTGGATTAGTGCATCTATCCCGGTCACATACTCCTGTATCTCCGTATCGTCAAACTTCATTCCCAGGCTTGCCTTCCAGTTCAACTTATCCATATTGGATATAGCAGTTTCCATGTTGCTGTATGCCTGCTTTGCTGATTCCGAAGCGTCAGAGAATTTGGTAACACCTTCAATGTTTTCACCGAAGGTCATCTTTCTGGCAATATCCTGAATCTCCTGCATTGACAGCTTAACATCTCCGAAATGGTTCTTCAGGTTTTCACCTACGGCTTTCTGGAATTTCTGACCGAACTCTTCCGCCGTCATACTGCTATCAGCCAGAGCATCCTTCAAATCCTGTGATTCGTACTTTGCCTGTTCTTCAGCCAGTGCCAATGCTTCAGCTTCCTCCTGTGCCGCTTTCAGGTTTTCCTCATACTCTTTCTTTGCGCTGTCACCCTTGATCCATCCTGCTATACCTCCAACACCTGCACCTATCAAAGCGCCTACTGCCGTTCCGAGAACAGGTACAACGCTTCCAATAGCTGCGCCTGCCGCCGCACCAGCCGCAACGCCTCCGACTTTCCACGCTCCAGATTCTTTATACGCCGCCGCTTCTTCCTTGTCTTTGGAAGTAAATCCTTTGTACAGGTCAGCACCTCCGCTTATTAACGTGGCACCTCCGACCGCTCCGCCAGCTACAGCACCAAGACCGAGAGCAGATAACGCTCCGGCGGAAAGTGATGCTCCGCCAGCCAGGTTTCCTGCGCCCAAACTAATTGCCGTGTTTGCACCAAAACCGAGAATACCCGTTCCGGCTCCGGCACTTCCTATCATTCTTCTTCCGATTCCAGGAACCACCGTGGTTCCTCCTCCATCTGTGGAAACTGTCTGGCTCCCAAAAATACTTCTTCCAAGGCTAATACCTTTTGTTCCCATACTCAACAGTGGAAGTCCAACTTTAGCAATCATCGCCGCTGATATCCACGATGACAAATCTGCTTCTTCTCCTCCTGGAAGAATTTTTCCTGCATTGGAGAATATTCCCTGGATAGCAGACCATATTTTATCTTTCAATGCTCCAACGTCAAAACCGTCAATCAGTCCTTTCGCAAAAGCGGAGCCAACACTGGCCCCTTCATCTATCGCACCGGATACATCCACTCCAAGCAATGCCAGAAGGCCAGTGGAGATTGCAGTTCCTATCCCTCTACCTATAGAGCCGGCTTTTCCGACAAAGAATGAATGGCCTTTGTTATCCCACCACTCTCCGAATGGCTGTGCTATGATTTCATCCCAGGCAATTTTAACCTTACCCATGAAGTCTGCATTTTTCCATTCATCTGTAGCTGTAAATTCTGCAATTTTCTTTTTGAAGGAATCAACCTTTTCGTCCACATAGTCCATGAAGTGCATAAGTCCAGCCTCAATATTAGGCATTTGCTCCGTCAACCAGGTAGCCAAATCCATCAGGTACGGTTTGAGACGTTCTCCCAGTGACAGTTTAACGCCATCAGCAGCACTCTGTAATAATGTAAAAGCACCCTGCAAGTTATCAAGCATGGTGTCTGCCATCTTTTGGGATGCCCCGTCTGCATTGTTCACTGCATCAGCTAATTTGTTGTAGTCCTCTTCCGATGCGTTGATGATGGAAAGCATACCCGCCATCGCTTCTTTACCGAAAATAGTGGATGCCGCTGCGGTCTGTTCTGCTTCTGACAATCCTCCCAAGCTGGTTCTCAGATTATCCATCACGCCCCTGAAGGACTTCATGTTTCCTTTTCCGTCAGTGAGACTTATTCCGTATTGATCCATCGCCGCCGCCATCTTGTCTGTAGGGGCTGCCATGTTTGCAAGTGCGGTTTTTAATGCAGTACCGGCCATAGTACCCTTTACGCTGGAATTTGCCATCAATCCAAGTGCCAGGGAAATATCTTCGATTTTGTATCCCATAGCCCCCGCTACCGGAGCGATATATTTAAAACTCTCTCCGAGCATACCAACATTGGTATTGGCATTTGCGGATGCCTGCGCCAGAACATCAGCAAAATGCCCGGAGTCCGAAGCCTTCAGCCCAAAGGCTGTCAAAGCATCTGTAACAATATCACTGGTGGTTCCCAGACTTTCCCCGGATGCCGCCGCCAAAGACATAATTCCCTCAATACCGTCAAGCATATCCTGGGTCTTCCACCCAGCCATCGCCATGTAGTTAAATCCTTCTGCCGCTTCCGTGGCCGTAAACTTTGTGGTAGCACCCATGTACTTAGCCTTTTCAGTCAGCTTGTCAAAATCTTCCCCTGTAGCGCCACTTATAGCTTTCACCTGGCTCATTGCGGCCTCGAAGTTAGCAAAGGTATCTATTGTATCCTTTAGCCCTATGCTCACTCCGAGTACCGCTCCTACTTGGAAGACGGGATTCTTTAGCAGATTGATAATTCCTCTGACTGGAGATGTAACCAGGTCTACCGCTTTCATCGTGATATTCCAGGTCTTGTTCCCGATAGTCTTCAGTCCGGATTTCAGCTTATCCACAATGGGAGAAACCTTGTCTTTAGCTTCTAACAACAACTGGTATTTCTGCTTCATCCAGCTTGAAAGACTTTTTTGTGTCCTCTCCGCTGATCTATCGAATTGTGATACGGTTCTGCTGGCTCTGTTTACAGAGTTCTGCGCCTGTCTCGCCGCACTATCGACCTGCTCAAACGAATTGGCGATGTTCGACAGTTCCGGGTCTGTATTATCCGTAACTTCAATCGGTATTTCAATTCTCACAGTTTCAGCCATCTACTTCCCCTCCTTCCTTGTAGGATTCAAGCGTTATTTGCATTGACGCAAGCAAAAAAGCCCTCACACCAGGGGGCTTCTCGTAAAATTCATCTATTGTCATTCCTGTTTTCTGGAATATGTGATGGAGTAGCGTGGCCTTTCCTCCGGCCTTTATCAGTTTTTTGCCACTTCCTCCAGATTGTCGCTGCTGTCATAACCGCTGAGTTTATCAATCTCTTCGATTACCCTTTCCTTTTCTCCACTCTTCAGGGCGTATTCGATAACATCCAGCCCATTCATAATCTGGCAGCCTTTATCATTCAGTGCATCCCAGATTTTCTTGTTATCCCAGAGTTTCGCACGGTCTTCTTCTACAGTAGCCTGATAGATAATGGCACATCTGTACTTAACCGTATTCGTATCTTCCGGAAGTTTAATGCCAAGCTGCTTGTTACGCACGTACTTTGTGTGCTTGGTTTTACATCTGTTGTATTCGTCCTCGCCAAGAGCACGGATATCGAATGCAAAATACAGAACGCCTCCACGCCTGATTTCCAGATGCTTTACTTCATCTGTCCGGAATCCAGCCGCCGCAATCAGTCCATTGATGAAGTCATTTTCAAACATTCTGGTCTGTGCCTTATTCTGCTCCTCTGTAAACTCTCTTTCCTCTACCGGTGTTTTTTCTTCTGCCTGTGCTACTGCCATTTCTTTCTTATCCATTCTGATTTCCTCCTAAACTAAAATATGAGGGCACCACACCATCTCCGATATGATGCCCTTCTGAATTAACCGATTGACAACAAATTCTGTAATTTCGGCGGTCTGTTTACAAAGAAGTTCCATGCCCTCTTGATAACATCGCCAACTGCGATATTCTGTAAATCCACCTGTCCGGACGGCAGGCAATCTCTGTATACCATTCTCTCCTCAGAGCCATTCAGTCCTTTGAGAGTTCCCTGGAAATCCCATACCGGCATGATTCCCGTTTCCATTGCTTCCACCAGTTCGATGATAAAAGCATCATCCTCTACAACAACCTGCGTCATCGTGAGACTGACTGAAAAGGAAGCGGATGTCTCATGCTCCTGCGGATCACCGAGCACATTGTACTTTGCATTGTTGAAAGTCACGTTTGATGTGAACGTCTCCACGCTTGCCAACATTACGCCGTCTTTGTTGTAAAACGCTCCGTCCTTACCTGTTCTTGCGTGCCGGGAATCACCGGCTGCCCTTGCGTTAATAGGCATAACTCATTCCTCCTTTATTCCTGTGTGCTGAATCTAAAGAAGTACGTCAGGTAGAGATGTTCTGCGGAATCTTTATCCACGCAGTCAATCACAAACCAAGCACTGTCTCCATCAGCTTTGTATACTGTGCTTTCTGTTACCGTACAGGATACCAGTTTCCCCTCTTCAACCATCGTGTCACCGATTCCCTGAAGCTGGCTGATAATAGTAGAACGACCATTCGCATCATTGTCTACCTTTCCGACAAGAGAATCCGCCTGGTCGTTCATTCTTGTAATCATTTCATATCTGGTTTTTGTCCTTCGGATTTTCTTCCAGCCGTCATCCTGGTTATCATCAGGGGTTATCAGCGTATTGATAGCACTGTCTATCCACACCTGCTTGCTCTTGTTCAGGCTGAGAACCAGGCAACCGGACTGTTCCGCTTTTGTCATCTGGGTAGGTGTAAGCACGTCATTCAACTGAGTTACTTTATCCAGAACTGTATGAGTAAGGGATGTATTGGAAGGACAGCCTGCAATCATGCCTGCAATTTTAGCCGCCGTCTGGTATCCTTCAATCTCCCCGTAAGTGGTTCCTGTGGCAGAAGAATTGAGAACATACACAATCTTCTCGCTGTTGAATGCTGCCGCATGTGCCATCCTGTCCTCCAAGGCAACTGATTTCTTCTCGGCAACTACACCGATTGTCAACTGGCCCATGTTAAAGATGCGGTCCAGGAAGGAATCCAGAAGTCCATGTACAGCCTGATCGTCCGTATCAACGCAAACCGTGTTCATGTAGTACGGTTCAATGGCGTTGAATCCGTTGCTGTAGTCCTGAATCGTTGTTGTCGGGTCTGTTCCGACTGTCATTGCAGTCTGGGTAACTGCCGCCAGTTCCCCTGTTGCGCTGCCGACTTTTGCAACCTTGAAGTTCGTAGAACCAGCGAACGCTTCCACCAGAGCAGTGACTTCATCACCGCCTTTCGCAAAAGCGACCTTTTCAAATTCCTTTGTTCCGGCATAGATGATACATTCCCGCATACTATCGTCAGATAATTTATCCTTGATGGATACGGTAAATGCCTTCGAGCCTACATATTTCGTGGTAATGGAAACCGCATCAACGCTTCCACCTTCCAGCTTCAGTTTTACATTCCCCTGGGTTCCTCCGTTCCCTACACGGCAGCATATAGCCGTAACTGCTCCGCCTTCAAACGCCAGACCAATAGCATCCGTTGTTCCATCGGTGCCATAGGTTTTCTCGTAACCGTCATCAATACTCACTTCAACCGCTTCGTTCAGCGGCCCCCAGTCCGACTTGAAGAGTACGCCGGTAATGCCGTTCGTTGCCCCGGCAGCCGCTCCATCTCCTTTTTTCTGGATATTGAAGTATGTTCCGGGTCTTACTTTTGTCTCGCCAATCATGTACGTTCCCGCCATTTCACTTGACCTCCTTCTTCATAAAACTTTCTACAATCTTTTTCGCCTCCGGTCTTGTAGCTTCTGTCTTTCCTGCAAACTTAAAGGCAGCAACAACGCACTCGCTCCGTACCTCTGGTCCGAATACCTTTTCTGCGTATTTTGCCAATTCATTCACATCGTAAACAGATTCCGTAGACGTTTTCTTTTCCGCCGCTTTTGTGTCGGCAGTCTTCTTTTCCATGGAATCCTCCTATCTGAAGTCCGTTCCAACTTCTACAATCATGTGCGGTCTGTTCTTGTATCTGAGCAGACCGTATTGAACTGTTACGATAAGCTGACCGTCCTTCAGATAGTCAGCTTTATTATTTACCTGCAATCGCTTAATTCTCATAGGCGATTTATCCAGCATTGCAATCTCACCGGCCAGTGACAGGCCGTTAGCCAATGCCATTACCCATTTCAATCTCAGGTCTGCGGCAGAGCACAGAACGTGGACTGCAATTCTGCCGTCCATCCACGCCACGGTATTTGTTTCTCTACCCTTTTCCACGGTATCTAATCGGCAGTAAAAAACCGGTGCTTTCGCATCTGCTACTCTGAAGGAATCCATATTGTCTTGCCCCAAAACAAAGGCTTCTGGCATTATCCTCTTTATATACTGATTCAAAGCAACCACGGGGTCTGGGTCCGTTGTTTCCTGGCATGTGTATTCTAAGATATCGAACCTGATTTCCATTCCGATGATTCTTGTATCCGTGCCGCTTTCCCTGGAAGGTATTTCAAAGCCGTCTGTTCTGGACCACGCAAAACAATACGGTGAACCGTTATCCGGATTTATGATTAAGTCCTTCAGGCACTCCTTTATTGCAGGCTCAATTTCTTCCGGCGGTATGCCCGCTTCATCGCATAGCAGGCTTATTTCCATAGTTCCTGCGCTCTTTCTTTCCTGATTAGCCTGCATATCTATTGCATATACAATCCGTGGGTACTGGCACGTCCAACCACGCTGATTATCTGCCGGTGCTGTCTGGTAGAAAATAGCCGGTTTCCCGTCATATCTTGCCAGTCTTCCCGCTACTCCCTCATGGTTCGTGAACCAACTATGAACTAACTCCTCCAACGTCATCTCCAACACCGCCTCCTGATCTATATTCATGGACTTCAATCATGTCAGCAGACCAGCGTACTTCCCATTCCCCTGCGGCAACTTCATCAGCCGGAAGGAAGAAATGATTCGTCACGTTAGCAATCCCTGGGTGATATTGCACCGTGATCTGTTTATCTGTGACTGCTGTTACGAACCCGCCCCGTCCATCCGGCCAGGAACGATGCTTTGCGTACATGAGATAGCCTTTTTTTATCTGTGCGGTATCAAACACTTTAGTTATCGAATCTACTATCAACGCCATCTCCGCACCTCCTAACTGTATGGTTCGTTGTAGATTGCCACGATTTCAGGCGTGGCTTTTTCGGTTATTTTGTCTTTGTATGGACGTGGTGCCATTTTGGACGTACCATTTTCCAGATACCCAGCGTAATGCTGTTCGCTTTCAAGCACAGCAGTTATTTGTACACCGCCGCTTCCCACACTTCCTCCTTGCACCTCACCATGCCAATTCAGCCTCAATGCTCCACTTCTTCTTGCCGGTGGCTCTCCGGGCGCTGAAGCCGTATAAGTTGCACTGCTGTACGGTTTCTTGTAGACACGCCCACTCCTGGAGCCTTTCAGCACATCTAATTCTGCATTCCGGATGGCATTAACAGCCCTGGTTCCCCTGGATACCGCCTGTCTTCCGACATTTTCTACCACCCGGTCTACCGCAATTCTCAGTGCTGCTCCCGCTTGGCCTATACTGCTCATTTCACATCCATCCTTTCTTCCACATAATAGATGGTGCAGATTCCCAGGCTTCCGGCTTCATCGACACCCTGGACAAGAAATATCCGTTCTCCCAGAATCAGCTTATCCTCCGCTTTTGCATTGGGTCTTCCGCTCTGGACAATAGTGTGAGAAATAGGATGCTGTAACTGTTCCCATCGCATCTTCTGCTTATTGTCAGCTTCAGCAAGTACTCCTCTTACCATCTTTGTTCCGTCTCCCACATATGATGTCTTTGGTCTTCCTGACGCATTCACGCCAGCGATATTTTCCTCCACAATGAAATCCTTATACAGATTCCCCGGCCTCAGATACATGAATGTTCTCATTCCGATTTCGCCTCCCCGTTTTCCATCATTCCAGCATAGAAATATGGCGGGCGTTTCCTGCCATCAGGACCGGCACCGTATTGAGGAATTGTAGCGGAACTGTTCTGAACTTCTTTCTTCAACTTCTCGTAGTCCTCTTTCCATATTTTCGCACGTTCAGCAAATGAGAAAGACAACGGGCCTGTTTTCGTATCCGGCTCATATGCGAATCTCCGGCAAATGCTTTCCAGCAGTGCCAGCTTTGCTCTCTTCCACTTCCCAGGAAACATCTCCAACACGGCTTTTATTTCTGCATCACTAAGGGCGGAGGTTTCCGCTCCGCCCTCAACCATCGTATCGCCCAGTTCAAACCTCATGCGGTCTTTGCCGCACTCCCTGATTTTTTCTGGTTCGTATGTGTACCTCTTTTCCATCAGGCACCACCCTTTTCCTGAACCTCCCCGTTATCTGCATTGTCTTCCGGTGGTTCCGGTCCTTTATTCAACTGAGTAGCACGTTCCTCCGCCGCTTTCTGGATTCCTTTTCGGGAATCGGCAGCATTCAGAAGAATCAGCGCATTTTCGTCTTCCAGTCCGGCGATATCCTTTTCAGCTTCCTCCACTGTTTTCTGCATGATAGAGAATACTGTGGTTACAGTCTGAGAACTCGTGATTACCTCCAGGATGCCGTTTTCGGTACTAATCGGTATTGTAATGAGGGTTTCCCCTGTTTCGCTCTGAAATGGGCGAATAGGGGTTACTGCCTCTTCTGCCTGAAGCACACCGCTTTCTACCTCCGCAATATAATTACTGTGAATCAGCGTCAATGCTCTCCCCGGCAGAACATATCCATCCGGAATAACCTCCCCATAGGAGAAACTTCTTCCTGACAGTGTGATAGGCTTTTTGCAAACAAATTCACTCATAAGGTTCCTCCTATACACAATTCTTCATGTAGCAGGCCAGGTCATCGGCAGTCTTTCTCATATCTGTAGACATAAGACCCTCGATAAACTCTGTATGGGTTCCGCCTTCTCCTTCAAACTGATCCGTTGCCATCCAGTTACCATTACCGAGCATATCCCAGGTGAAAGTATATCCGGCAGACGGTTCATCAATGGCCGGTGTCGGTGTTGCATAGCAAAGAAGCGCACCTGTGCT